GTTGACAGTTTAAGAACTTAAGGCAAACTTTGTTGCCGCATCCACATCCCAAAGGGTCGGGATAGTCGTGGATATGTACGCCCTCCAAAGCCGTTAAAGAATTTGGATAACTCCATTCTTTTTCCTTCTGGTGCTTTGATCGGCTTCGTCATGTACGCAACTTTAGCAGCGTACCTGATTGTTTGTTCGAACTCTGAAGAGTCAGCCCAATCTAAGGTATACCTCGTACCCAGCCCGTGAGCGGACTGTAACCATGGAAGAGAACCATGCACTAATTCCGATCTATCTAGTAGTTCGGATTTCTCCCACACTCTGTCTTTTGTTTCAGGTATGAAACCACTCCAGCTTGTTTCGTCAGCGATCAGGATGGAATGGTTGTGAACATTCCACCACCCCGCTTGCTCGTTGTAAGTAAACTCGACATTGTGGCACCCTGCGTGTACCCCATTTTGGGCCAATGCGTAGTTTAGACCCCGCATAGATTTTGCACCACCTAAACCAAACAAGTTGGTTCTCGATACCAGGTATTCATACTGGTCTCTTAGGCTCTTGTGCCGGATCCCACTCACATGGTGTTTACCAGGTAATGTGGTGGTCAGTACTCCAACCTTCAGTTTGGATCCTTCATCCTCCGCCATCTCAAGTTCGCTCTTCAGGCGATTATTCAATCCCCACGCCCTTTTCGATGCTCTGCGCTTTTCGCACTTCGGACACATAGTGTACCTCGCACAAAGACTTGTATCGTTCCGATCGCTACTGCTGCCCAAACATCCTTCATGGGCATAGGCAATCGGGTCCGCTATTTTCCAGTTATTCACTGGGCAGACCTCCTCGAACAATAGACGTTACACTTCGGACAGGCCGATATTGCCCTCACGGTCTTCTTTTTCATGTATTTCTTCCCGCATTTGCAAGCAACCACGTGCAGCTCTTCCATGATACTCCCACGCTCAATAACTATGTTATATTTTCGCAGGTAGTGTATATTAACAAGGAATCTTACAGATTCACTTTCGGCCTCTGGCGCCTGTTAACAATAAGCCCGTCATTGCTGAAGCAACGGCCTTGGGAATCCAAGATGGCTCATAGCCTTCTGCGAGTAGTTTCACAGAGGCAAGAAGAAGCTTCTTATCGGCTTTCCGAAGGAGCCTTGGGTTACCCTTAGACGTGTAAGGACCTCGGGGCTCGGTCACAAGGTCATGCTGAAGGCAAGCCTTGTCCATAGCGTCCATAGGACGCACACCATCGCGCAAGCGCTTTGTTACGTTCGTTCCGGGTCCACAAAAATTCATGCCGGGCATGTGCTTTTCTCGACGATCGTAAGGTGGCACGTATCCGCCACGTGCTGCCCGTAGTAGAGAAGATTGAAGTGAGGTCAATCGACCCACTCCTCACCACATTGGTAACAACGAACATGGTATACCATTTCGTTACCTGTAAATTCAGGCAGGATAATTCCCACGTCTTCAACTCGAGGTTGTGATCCGCAGGAATCGCATTTTGTAGGAATGCCTTCTGGTAATGTCATGTTTAGCACATGCCTTGGCCATACTCTAGAGCTGCCGTTGTTGCTCCTGCGGTATGCATCATAAAAACACCAAGCAAGTATGCAATGTTGTTTCGTTTGATGTGTTCTAAAACTTGAGTTGTTCGAACAGCGGTGATAACATCAGTGGCTTCTGTTTCCACGGTGATCACTCCAGCATGCTTGGTGCGTGAACACCCTTGTAATCGCCTGCTTTAACGGTCCAAGATAGCGGGCCAGTGGAGACCGCTTCTGTACCTGCTGCGCCTGCAGTGATTAGCACAATTCCACAGGGTGCTTTGAAGAACCCAGTAGAGAGCCTTTGTGCTGCCCCAGCGCTAAGAGTAGCGACTTGGACCCATTGACGGTCGGCGTTAACGCCAGTTGCGTCATAGGGAGGCTTGTTGCCTCTGTTCTGTAGATCCTCGCCCATAGCGGCGGAATCATCAGCCTGTAGATCATCATATGGCATATCGCCAGTACTGAAGGTTGGGTCTTGACTGGTATTACCAGCCTTGTCGTATTCTCCGGGGAGAGAATATAATGAAGCACTGCCTGCTCCCCACGTAAACTCACGTGTGGCATTTGTGCTGTCTATTACCTGAGTGACATCGAACTCACCTGCTGCCAGTTCCACGGGTGTGGCCGGGCCTGTCGCCACTGTAAATTGCAGTGGGTTCAACTTCTGGTAATCGGTACCAGAACGAACTCTGAAATCTTCCCAACGTGCAACTGCGTTTTCCTTGAGCCGATCACGAGCCGCTTCTGAATTCTCAAGATACATAGCGTATCCCATCTTCAAAGCATTCTCGGTCATCCATGAGTCGCTAAGCGCGTACACCTGATATGTTTGGGTTGCAACTGCATCGATGTCTAACTTCATCGTGTAATTGCGTGATTGACGGTAAAGCCGCCGATTAACTTTCGACAAATATTGTTCGATGTTAACTTCGATTTGGGGCGTGATCACTGGCCCTGTAAATCTCATTCGTCCTTCTCTAACTACTGGGTAGTGAGCGTCTTTCCGGTTTTGGGCCATAAGAGGCCCTACCGTTGACAGTTTAAGAACTTAAGGCAAACTTTGTTGCCGCATCCACATCCCAAAGGGTCGGGATAGTCGTGGATATGTACGCCCTCCAAAGCCGTTAAAGAATTTGGATAACTCCATTCTTTTTCCTT